TGGACGGAATGCCCGGGCGGCTTTATGTTCGGCGTACGAGTTGCACTGGTGACTCCTTTTGTAGAGGAAAGCTACAGGGAGTTGCTATTGATCGCTGCAGACCGTTGTGGATTCTCACGATGGCAGGCCAATGTGCTTTGGTGCTTGTTTATGGCGAGCGTCGAGGCAGGTACTATAGGCTGTACCCCCGCCCCTTTGTACATATGGGGTTTCGCCAGACAGTACTTGACACACCGGTTTGCTATCGGCGGTGGGGATAGGGGTGGGCACTTCGAAAGATTTGTGCGACATGCGTTTTGGAACGGTTTCCTCGTGCCGTCCATCTTAGCGCTCACCCTTCCAACCACCGAGATCCTGCACATGCAGCTTGTGACTACGATGAACTCTATGGCGCCTAAACGTTCCATAGTGGCTCAGCTTTTGTCTCAAATCACCGCCGTCCCTTGGGGACTCGTTAATCTCGTGGGGAATGTGGCCAACCTGGTTCTGCCGGGCTCCACACTCGCCACCACTGTCCAGGGAGCCGCTAGTTCCTATGCGGAGACAGTGGCAAGGATTGACGGGAGCACTTGCGATGCCCATCCCAACTGGTTAGCCGCCGTGGCCCCGCCCAAAGAACCTTTTTCATGGGGTTCTATTATTGCGGGAATGGCGGCGCTGGGTTGCGTGGCGTTGGCGTGCACAAGATGGTGGGGTGTTCCTCGCGTTGGTCGTACAGAGGCCGAGAGACGCGCGGAAAAAGTGGCTGCTGGCGAGGCTTATACTCGAGGGAAGTATAGCCTCTATGCCGCAGCCAACGCGAGCCCTCACTCTGTTTATGATTGGAACCACGGCGTCCTGCCGGTCTGCGCGGGAGAGTCTAGTGCCCCCCTCAGGCCCGGCGCCAGGATGGTGGTCAGTCATAAACAAGAGGTTGCCGAACCCAACGGCATCTGCAGCGCCTGTGTGGCTGATGATCGTGCGTGCATGTACCCGATCTGGAGGACCAACGCTCCCATCGTTGTCGCCAGTTTCGCTAATTGCCCACAGTCATTGGCCGCTGCTATGCGCTCGCGCTGTCTTACGTACCCCAAACTTTATCAGAGCATGCCCTTGGATGAAGCTAAAGTTGCGATGAGACAGGCCGAACAGGCTTTTGCGCGGTATGTGGAGGAGAAGTGGAATTCCGGCGGTGTGCTGCCCTGGTTCCCCGCTCCGGTTGCGAAAGTTTTGACACTTGAGGATTGGCTCGCCCGCTACGATGTGAATATGCGGACTGCGATCCTCAAGGATATCTACGATCAGCGATTTTCGCCTACATATAACTGCATGGTTAAGGTGGAGAAGTGTGTCTTCGCCTTGCCAGATGTTTCCTCACCCAACGAGCTCGAGTTAGGAGACCATCGCACCACCACTCTACCGCCGGTTGTTAAGACGATCGCCGGCATGGAGGGGTGTATGACGTGCATCAAAGAGCCGAGAGCAACCTGGGTCCCGCCGCTCGCTACGCGGGCCCTGGGTGGCGTAAGTGCCAACATGCTCTCGAAACTTTGGTCTGCACATCGCCGCGGTGCTCGATTTTACTCGTGCGGCACTACCCCGCAGGAACGTGCCCAATGGTTTACATATGCTACAACAGCCCAGGCTGTCGACCCGCGACCGTGCTACTCGATTGCCGGGGATAACGCTCTTATTATCTTCGGCGATTATGCGTACGGTTGTGATGCCTCCAGAATGGATATGCATGTGCACGCCACCTCACATAATGCGATGATGAAGGTTGCGAGAGAGAATCGCCTCTCCTCGCTTGCGAATCTGGTTGCGGGTGACAGACAGAAGGTTATTGCCGTCAATAACTCCAAAGTCGTCATCTCAGCTAGGGTCGCTGACACACAACCTTCCGGTCGGTACGATACCACCATCTCCAACTCCATTGCGACGGATGTTATCTGTTCAGCTATCTCAGAGTCCCTTGAAGAAGTGGGAAACCCTGATGATCCGCAGTTGAATTGTGACATCATTAAAAGAACGTCAGCGGCCTTAGGTTTCGCTTTTAAAGCCACGGCCGTGGACTATTTGGAAAACGCTCTCAATGTGGAATACCTGCAAGAGAGGTACTACCCCGCGATTGACGAAGACGGGAATGAGTGTGTCATGACGGGCAACCGAATAGGCAGGATCATGTTTAGGTTATGGACAGAAAAGAGTTTGGACAAAGTTGAGCATAGACTCCATGCCCGAACCGTCTGCCAGGCCCTGTACTTGAACAATGCCCATGTGCCGCTGCTCAATGACCTCCTTCCTGCCCTAGTCAGGTCCTGCGAGGAAGATCTACAGAAAGAGGGGGTTCCTTTGGTCCCATTCTATACCGCCGCTGAGGTCACTGACCGCAGGTGGAGGGAAGAGTTTAGTGCGCCGATCACTGATGGCCCTAAGCACACTGAGCATCCTGAGACCGCTGGCTTGTTGCGTGCCGCCCTCAGTGATTTGCTCGACACCGAAATTACGCAAGAAGAATTCGATTGTTACAGGGACGAACTCCGCTCCGCAAGAGTGGGGGTTCTGTTCGAGTCCTCGTCGCGCGTCCAGGCTGCCCTACTGCTCTGGGACGTCGATTTATGACTACCTAGTTCAAGCGGTGGTCCGGTCGTGCCGCGCCTGCATGATACGCAGATGGCCTCAAACCGGAAGCAAAACCCTCGAGCATCTAGCTCCCGACCAACCAATCGAAATACCTTGCCTAAACAAGTGTCAAAACAGCCCACCAAAGCCAAGAGTCTCAAACAAGAGGCTTGGGCGAGAATGGTGTGCAACCCCGGGGAAAACGCCCCTGTGAGGACTCCGACAATCAATCCGTTCACAGGCGCCGTCCGCAGCTTCACCCGCAGCTTTACGTATAGTCCACCCGACGCGGAGAACCTTGATTTTTGTTTCGCACTCAACCCTTCGTTGCAGCATACTTTGTTGATCAATTCGACCGACGAGAACGGCTACCCCGGAGCTCAGTGGAGTTTGCTTACACAAATCATTCACAACTACGAACAGAGTGGGTACATCGCTGTCGGTGGAAGCTCGTTGGTACAGAACCCCGAGTTGCCCCCACTGCCTTCAAAACACATCGAGCCCGTCAAGGCCGGACCTACAGACGAACAACCTTCCAAAGTGCCAGTAGAATGGACTGCAACGGCTGTCTCGTCGACTTTCACCTTTTCCACAAACTCTCAGCGAGCCATTGAAGTGGTAGCGTACCTGCAAGATGGAGCAGGGCCTGTCACTCCGACTTCCTGGGGGTATGTGTATATGAGGCGTCAGTTGACAGTCATCGTTGCCGACCCTTTGCCCTCTTCGGTCAAAGTCCGTGGTTTTAGTTACCGGGAGCCCACCGAAATGCCTAGCATCGGGGCCACTCAGACTGGAATAGAGATTGTTGTGACCGTCAATTCCGGTGTCTGGGAGTTATCGAACACGTTCGACCTCTTCGACACACCCGCTCTTGAACTGGCTGAAGGTAGAATCTCAGCCTACCGCGTTACCGCGATGAGTCTGCTTGTCAGCAACGCCTCCTCCGATCTCACGAACGGGGGTATCTTCGCAGCTGCTCGTGCGAAGCCGGGATGGCACCCCGGCGCCATAGAGAACGCCTATGAAGCGATCACTTCTCTGCAAGACCACTCGTATCGTGGCCCCCTTCGGGACGGCTGCTTCGTGTGGTGGCTCCCTACTGACATTCACGAGATGGACTTGGTTCCTTTCGGATCAACAATCCCAGATCCCACTAGACTCTGGGTTGCCGGAACGTGCGAGTCACCCGCGGCGGTTCTCCAACTTACCGTCACGATCAACTTCGAGTTCGGATCTTCCTCCCAGATTTTCGAGCACGAGGTTGGGCCCCCTTTGACCGACGAATTTATCCGTGCTTATCACATGCTCGACGCCCTTCCGGCCGCTGTGTGTAACCCTAAGCATGGAGAGGTGCTGAAGACGATTGTCAAACGCACCGGCGCAGTCGCGAAGAAGATGGGTAGGTACCTCGCCGAGAACCCCGAACTCCTTCTTAGCCTCCTCGCCTGAGACCCTTCTCGGGCAACACGAAGCCTGCGCGTGTAGATACGCAGGCACCACGTGCCGCCGACACTCTTCGGCGAACAACCGGG